ATGGAGATATTTGGTTTAAAGTAAGCGTTTAATAAAGGGAGAAATACATGGCAGCATTATCAGATTACGCAGAGAAGTTATTGCTCGATTGGTCAATGACTACAGGCTCTGCAACACGACCAACAGCATGGTACGTTGCACTTTACACTGCAGCTCCAGATGATACAGGCGGTGGTACAGAAGTATCAGGTTCAGGTTATTCACGTCAATCAGTTACATTCGGTGCAGCATCAAGCCCAGGTGGTACAACTTCAAACACTAATGCAGTAACATTCACTGCTTCAGGTGGTTCTTGGGGTACAGTATCTCACATTGGTATTTTTGATAACTCATCTGGTGGTAATTTACTTTGGCACGGTTCAATGACAGCATCTAAATCTGTAGCTGATGGCGATACACTAGAATTTTCAATCGGCAATATTGATCTAACAATAGCTTAATCATGGCTGATGGCTTTCGTGTTCTCGAAAATGGGGACTATAGAATCACGGAAGCAGATGTCTTTCGGATCACTGAAAAGTTCTCAGATGCGTTTAGTGATCTCACTGCAAGTGGTAGTCTTAGTGCCCTACAAAGTTTAAAACAAGTAGGATTCTTTGACAACGGTAGTGAAGGATTCTTTACATCCTCTGCTACCTTAACTAAGTATGGTGCAAGTAATTTAACAGGCACAGGTACATTAGATAATACAGGTAATTTAAAAGCCAGTGGTAGTTCTAGTTTTACTGGAACAGGTACACTCGATTCAACTGGTAGGATAGTTAAGTTCATATTTGCAGATTTAAGTGCTACAGGTAGTGCTTCCTTTGATGGACATAACATCTATAGAACGACAGTTGATATGGCAGCAACTGGTTCTGAAGCTTTCTTCAGTATTGGTAAGTTTATTGGACATGTTCACAACTTTAATGGTGTGGCAAGTATCACTGAAGATTCTAGATTAGTAGCTTATAGAAATTCTGATCTACAAGCCACAGGATCAATGTCAGCAGTACCAGATTTGACACTTGGTGGTGCAACAAGTCTTACTGCAACAGGTAGTATTAGTCCAATAGGTTATAGAATTAAGTTTGGTGAATCAGCTCTAAGTGGAGCTGGTACAATAGCAGCAGATGCTGATGTCACATTAGGTGGATCTACAAGTTTAAATGCAAGTGGATCAATCAGTCCTGAAGGAACATTGATACCATTTACTTCGACAATGTATGTTAAAGTCAGTGGAGCATGGAAAACATCTACTCCCTATGTTAAACATGCTGGCACTTGGAAGATACCAGAATACATTTATAAAAAAGTAAGTGGTACTTGGACGAGGGTTTACTAAATGCCTTTAATTCAATACGGACAAGTAGAATCAGGAACAATTACAGATGTAACTCGTATCACTGAAGCGTCAGATACTAGAATTACAGAAGCAGGTGATACTCGTATTACTGAAAATGTTATAGTTAATAATGTAACAAGTTATCTTAATGCAATACCTACATTAACTACGTTTTATCAAAACATGTATTACAATGTTGGTGGTGTTTGGAAAATATCCACACCTTATGTTAAACATAGTGGTACATGGAAATTACCAGATCAGATTTATATTAAACAAAGTGGCAATTGGAAAAGGGTCTATTAGATGGCAAATGTAAAAATATCAGGATTAACCGCAGCGGCTTCCGTTGCAGGTGCCAATGAATTTGAAATAAACGAAGCAGGTACGAGTAAGAAGGTTACTGGTACTCAGATAGCTACGTTTGTATTTAGTGGTAATGAAATCACTATGCCAGGAACTGGTTCTCTAACACTTCCAAAAGGTAATGATGGAGCCCGTCCAGGTACACCAACTGCAGGTATGATTCGTTACAACACCACTTCAGGTGGTTTTGAAGGTTACACAACTGCATGGGGTTCTATTGGTGGAGGTGCCTCTGCTGGTGGAGTCATCTACGAAAACTCAACAACTATCTCATCTAATTATACACTATCAACTGCTAAGAATGGTTTCAGTGTAGGACCCATTACGATTGATGCAGGTGTCACAGTCACAGTCCCTTCAGGACAATCTTGGGTTATCTTATAGGAAAACAATATGCCAAATAATATTATCAATGCTACTTCTACAGGATCAGGTGGTTTAATCACAACCGCTGCTGATTCTGGATCTCTTGAGTTACAATCTGATGGTACTACGATAGCTACACTTAGTTCTACTGGCTTGACTATGGCAGCTGGTAAATTATTAGCACCTACTGGTCCAACATTTAGTGCGTATAGATCATCAACAAACCAATCCTTTTCTGCAAACACTTGGACTAAAGTTCAATGCCAAACTGAAGAATGGGACACCAATTCTAATTATGATAATGCAACAAATTATCGTTTTACCCCTACAGTAGCTGGTTATTATCAATGCTCAGCAGCTTGGTCTAACGATACATCATCTTCATATAATTATGTAAGCATTTATAAAAATGGAACATCAAATAAACTAGGTATTTTTAATGGCTCAAATGGAGTTGGGGCGACTATTTCAGGTGTTATATATCTCAATGGCTCTACAGACTATATAGAAATGTATATGTTTAGTAATACTGGAAATATTCAAACTGGACCTTCTGGCACATTTTTTCAAGCTGCTTTAATTAGGAGTGCATAATGACACTATACGAAAAAATTAAACAACTATATCCAGAACTAGAAGATAAAGATTTTATGACAGTCATCACTCTACAAAACGACTCTGATGGTCGTGGCGATTACATAGCTAAATGGGAACATCCAACATTAGCTAAACCAACTGACGAACAATTAAAGGATTAATGTATGCCAATTACACTAGACGGAACCAAAGGAGTTGGATTACCATCATGGACTACTGCAGGTAGACCTACTACTGGTATATCGACAGGGTATACAGGATACAATACGACCACTGGTCAGATAGAAGTTTATAACGCTACATACAATACTTGGTCAAATGCTGGTACATCGGGTATAACATATTCCGTTTCTTATTTACTTGTTGCTGGAGCAGGTGGCGGAGCAGGTGGAACTGGAGGTGGTGGTGGCGGTGGTGCTGGTGGATTATTATCTGGAACTACCACATTAAATACTGGAACTATCTATTCATTTACTGTAGGTGCTGGAGGTTCAGGTACTAATGCAAATGGTACAAGAGGAAATAACGGTTCAAACTCTACAGCATTTAGTTTAACTGCGATAGGAGGCGGAGGTGGAGGGCCTTTAAATACTAGTGGTGCAGCAGGCGGTTCAGGTGGTGGTTGTGGTCGTGATGGTAATAATGCTGGTGGTGGTGCTGGTACATCAGGTCAAGGTTTTGCTGGAGGAAATACACCAGGAAATGGTTTTGCATCTGCTTCAGGTGGTGGCGGTGCTGGAGCTGTTGGTGGTAATGGTTCAGTTACTGGTAGTGGTTCAGACGCAGCCCCTGGAGGAGCTGGAGGCACTGGTACTGCATCATCTATTACAGGGTCATCAGTTACTAGGGCTGGTGGCGGTGGCGGTTCAGCATATCTTAACACTGCTGGTGCTGGAGGTTCTGGCGGTGGTGGTGCTGGAGGTAATAATACTGTTGGAACAAACGGAACAGCTAATTTAGGTGGTGGTGGAGGTGGAGGTATGAATGGCACTGGAGGTAATGGAGGTTCAGGTGTAGTTATTATTTCTGTTCCTACAGCAAACTATTCAGGTACAACAACAGGCTCACCAACAGTTACAACATCAGGTTCAAATACTATATTACAATTTAACGCTTCAGGAAGTTATACAGCATAAGGATATATATGGCACATTACGCAAAAGTTAATAACGGAATTGTAGAGCAAGTCATTGTAGCAGAAGCTGACTTCTTCAACACATTTGTAGATACAAGTCCAGGTACTTGGATTCAAACATCATATAATACCTATGGTAATCAACATAAACTTGGAGGTACTCCATTAAGAGGTAACTATGCTGGTATTGGTTATACATATGATGCTACTAACGATGTATTCTATGCACCTAAACCTTTCCCATCATGGACTCTAAATGAATCAACATGGTTATGGGAAGCTCCTGTAACATATCCTACAGATGGTAAAAGATATATTTGGGATGAAGCAACAACTAATTGGAAGGAAGTAGTATGAGTGTAACGCTTAATGGTAGTAATGGTATAACCTTTAATGATGGTAGTTCTCAGACTGCTGCTGCAAGTCCATTTGGATTGAAAAATCGTATAATTAATGGGGACTGTAGGATAGACCAGCGTAATGCTGGTGCTAGTGTAGCATCTCCTTCAGACACCTATACTTTAGACAGGTTTTATTCTAGACAAGTAGGTGGTGGTGTAGCATCTATTCAACAATCATCAACAGCTCCTAATGGATTTAACAACTCTTTATTATTTACTGTTACTACAGCAGATAGTTCAATAGTGACAACTGATAGATATTATATTAGACAGTATATTGAAGGATATAATGTTGCAGATTTAGGTTGGGGAACTGCATCTGCTCAAACAATAACATTGTCTTTTTGGGTAAGAAGTTCTGTAACAGGAACATTTGGTGGTTCATTGCAAAATGATGCAGTAGATAGAACATACGCATTTACTTATACAGTTTCTTCTGCAAATACTTGGGAACAAAAAAGTATAACAATTGCTGGTGATACATCTGGAACATGGTTAAAAACTAATGGAATTGGGTTAATTGTGCAATGGAGTTTAGGTATGGGTCCAACATATCTAACAACTGCTGGTTCATGGACTGCTGGGAATTATCTTTCTGCAACTGGTTCTACAAATTTAATTGCAACTAACGGAGCTACCTTCTACATCACAGGTGTCCAACTAGAAGTAGGCTCAACAGCAACACCGTTTGAAAGAAGAATGTATGGTCAAGAGTTAGCGTTGTGTCAAAGGTATTATTGGATGATGGTAAAGCAAACTACAGCAACTATTATAGCTCTTGCAAATATGTCTTATTACAATAATACTTATCTTGGTGGAAATATTACACTTCCTGTAACAATGAGAACAGCACCATCACTAGATGCAGCAAGTGGAACAAATTATTATATTATGTTTAGAAATAATGGAAATAATACTGTTAATTCATGGTCTATTGTAGATTCTCAACCACAAGTTGTAAACATTTATAATACTGCTCAAGCAAGTGGAACAGCTGGTCAAGCTGGTTGGTCTAATACAAATGCTTCAGGTGCTTATGTTGCTTTTAATGCGGAGCTATAACAATGTATAAATTAATTAAAAATCCAATTACACAACAAACAAATGTAGTAAACAAAATTGAAGAAGGTAGAGTATTATCAATTCCTTTTAATCCTGATAACACAGATTACCAAGCCTACCTAAAATGGATAAGCGAAGGTAACACACCTTTACCAGCGGATGAGTAACATGACGAAACCTGACATCAATGATGTAGATCATCGCCTAAGCACACACGAAGAAATCTGTGCTTTACGCTATGAACAAATCAATGCTCGTTTAAAACGATTAGAACAGATCTTACTTGGTGCTTTTGGTACAATTATAGTATTACTTTTAAATAATATCTTTAAATAATGTCTAAATTAATAATAGTATTACTCGTACTATTTAGTGTTCTTAATGTTCATGCAGTTACATTACCAAAAGAATTAAGTATGAAGACAGATGTAGGTGAAGTTGTTCTTACAAGTGAAGAGTGTAGTTTTAAAAAGATGGGATTACAAGGATATGAGTATGCAGCTTATGCAACTGAAAAAGGACATGCTAATCATGAAGGTTGCTGGCGTAGAGAAGACATCAATGGTATGTCATCAGTTATGATTTACTTTCCTGAAATAGATTCAACAGCTGTATATAATCCAATATTATTTAGACCTAGAGAAAACAAATGATGACTAAAATTTTATCTTGGACAGTAATAGTTTTATTAGTGCTTTGGTGTGTAGATCATGCTCATGCTGATACTACAACTATCAATAACAAAGGTATGCCAGTACCAAGTGCTATGGCACCAAGTATATCAGGATTTTCTAACGATATGTGTCGTTCAGGTGTATCTGGTGGTGCTAACACAGGTGTATTTTCAGTTAGTGGTGGTATGACTATTGTAGATGAGAATTGTGAACGTATTAAAATATTTAATGCGTTTAATAGTGGTGGTTTAAAAGTGACAGGTGTAAGTGTTCTTTGTCAAGACATTAGAGGATGGAACGCTATGGAAATGAGTGGTAGTCCATGTCCTTATGCAGGTATGATGGGTCATGCAGCAAGAAAAGCATGGTTTAAACGCTATCCAGAAAGGTTCAAAGCACTTTATGGTGAGGATTTCAATCTTCCTGAGCTTCCTCCTGTCGCTGACAGCAAGTAATGCGTATGCTTGGTGGTGTTCTTTTTCGTCAACTCCAGAAGGGTGGTATCAAGATGGGTCAATGTATTGTGAAGGTATTACAGTTCCTGATGTTATGCAAAACCATTATTGTTCGTGGTATAGACCTGATGATCCGTATTGTTCGATATATTTACAAACTACTTGCACCGATAGTAGTGAAACTAGGACACTTGCTTGTCCGTTACCTCATTATAGCGGTGGGATTAATCAAAGTAGGAATTATACTTGCTCTACGCAAACTTGGTCAGATTGGACAACGACTAGTGACAATTGTACGCAAGATCCGCCAACCTGTTTCGAAACAAGAGAATACAGAACTTTAACATGCGAAGCTGGATATACTGGATCAATACTAGAGTCAAGAAGTTCGATATGCTCGGACCCTTATTCGACTCCGATATTTGGTACTTGGACTGTGGTTACAAACGAGTGTGCGAAGTCTATCACAAATCCAACGAATGTAGAAAGCCCAGTGAGTCCGATAAGTCCTTTAAATCCAATGAGTCCGTTGGCACAAGTCACAACTGCTCCGTTAATCCAACCAGAACCTGTAATTGCACAGGAACTGACTGCGTTGCAAACGACTGTGGAGACTCCAGCTACTTCGGTAGCAACAGTACAGGTAAAAGATACTACGACGACATCGGCTACAGAGGCTAGAATACCTGCAAATACGACAGCAGGATCAGCTAAAGTAGAAATTAAAACACCAGATGTACCAAAAGGAAAAGAATTAGTACCAGGATTTGGATTAGTCATGAGTTTAAACTTGATTAATCAAAGTTACAATATACAGCAACAACAAATAGAAGAAATAATTAAACTAGAACAGGAACAAGAATATGGACGAACTCAAGAGTTTACTCTCACGCTTCTCACCGAAACAACTATTGGTGATAGGTTCGATACTCTTAACCGCAATAGGTGGTCCAGTTTATTACGGAATAACCCTCTTCAACGACTTACAGAGTACGATTGATGAAGTTAAGAAAATGAGTAATGTAGAAACTCGCATTACTGTATTAGAAGATAGATCTAAATCAACTGAGAGACAACTTGTAGACGTAATGATGTCTAACAATCGTGCTCTTGAGAAGGCTAACGAAGCTTATGGTAAAGCAATTGAAGCTAATGCGATGGCTAGATCTTCACAAGACAAGATTGCTGATACAGTCACAAATGTCAAAGAAGACATGAAAGCTCTTAAAAAAGCAGTTATTAACCCACTAGGAAACTAACATGTTATCAATATTATCTGGTATACTAGGATTTGCTACTTCAGGATTACCTTCTTTACTTGGATTCTTCCAACAAAAAGGTGATCAAAAACATGAACGTGAAATGGCACAGTTACAAAATGCCCAAGCTTTACTTATGGCAGAAAAAGGCTTTGTAGCACAAGAAAAGATTGCAGCGATTGAATTAGAAGGTACCTATGCTGAAACGTATGCTCAAGAACGTGAAGCATTATATGATCATGATAAGAAATTAGTAGAAAATGCAAGTCCTACAGTAAAGAATTGGAATGCTATGGTAAGACCTGTAGTAGCGTTTATCTTTGTAGGTGAATTAGTAATCATCAACCTTATCTCATTAATATGGGCTATGTGGACTGGTGTAGATTTTGTTGTAGCTTCTCAAGAAGTGTTTGGCTCTGAAGAAATGGCTATTACTGCAAGTATTATTGGCTTTTACTTTGGTTCTAGAACTTGGGAAAAGAAACGTGAAAGTATCTGATAAAGGTATAAAGTTAATTAAACATCATGAAGGTGTTCGTAGTAAGCCCTATCGTTGTCCTGCTGGGCTTTGGACTGTTGGTGTTGGTCATCTTATCGGCGATGGCAAATCACTGCCTGAATCTTGGAATAGAACTTTTACACAGGAAGAAATAAATGGAATTCTTAAATCAGACTTACGTCGCTTCGAGTTGGGAGTACATAAGATGTTACCTAACGTGCCTCTTCGACAACATGAGTTTGACGCTCTTGTCAGCTTTTGCTTTAATTTGGGTCTTGGATGCTTTCAGCGTTCAACCATCCGTCAAGCGATTCTTAGGAACGATAAAGAAGCGGCTATGGAATCGTTAATGAAATATTGTAGAGCTGGTGGTAAGATACTAAAAGGTTTACAGAATAGAAGATTAGACGAAAGAAAATTATTTGAAGGAGTAGTATAATGCAAAAAACTAAGGCACAAAAAAAGATAAGTAAGGTCATGAAAGAGTTTAAACGTGGTGAACTTAATGTAGGTAAATCACCTAAGAAAGTGAAATCACAAAAACAGGCAATAGCAATTGCATTAAGTCAAGCAGGTATTTCTAAAAGGAGAAAATAATGGCTATGATCAAAGAGTATGGTGGTAAAGAGAAATATAAATCTATGAAAGCTAAAAAGCTTCATGAGAAAAAAGAAGGTAAAAAAGAAGAAGCCAAAGAAAAAATGATGGCTAAAAAGAAGAAGAAATAATATGGCTAAACCTGGATTATATGCTAACATTCACGCTAAACGTAAACGTATTGCTGCAGGTTCTGGTGAGAAAATGAGAAAACCTGGAACTAAAGGTGCTCCAACTGCTAAAGCGTTTAAAGAATCAGCAAAGACTGCGAAGAAAAAATGATTAAAAAAGGTAGTGAAACATTCTCAGGTTATAACAAACCTAAACGTACTCCAAGTCATCCAACTAAGAGTCATGCTGTATTGGCTAAAGAAGGTGATAAGGAAAAGCTTATTCGTTTTGGTCAAAAAGGTGTATCTGGAGATAAGACTAATACTGCTAGAGCTAAATCTTTCAAAGCAAGACACGCTAAGAATATTGCTAAAGGTAAGATGAGTGCGGCATATTGGGCTAATAAAGTTAAGTGGTAATACAATCTAAAGTCGATGCCATTCGTCAGTCAGCTGAGGATGACTTATTAGTATTTATTAAGTTAGTAGCTCCACACTTAATGCTTGGAGCTGTTCACGAAGAACTTATCCAATGGTGGACTCGTTCTGAAGCTAAGAATAACCAATTAGTTCTACTTCCTCGTGGTCACATGAAGAGTAAATTAATTGCATATAGAACTGCTTGGTGGATTACTAAACATCCAGAAACAACGATTCTATATGTATCTGCTACAGCAGACTTAGCTGAGAAACAATTATATGCTATTAAACAGATTATAGATAGTCCCATTTATCGTAGATACTGGTCAGAGATGATCAATCCTGATGAAGGTAAACGTGAAAAATGGGCAGTAGCTGAGATTGCAGTAGATCATCCACAACGTAAATTGGAAGGTATTCGAGATGCAACCTGTAAAGCCGTTGGACTTACATCTAATACCACAGGTTTTCATGCTGATGTTGTTGTTCTTGATGACATCGTTGTACCTGGTAACGCTTATACTGAAGATGGTCGTGATAAAGTTGCCTCAGCATACTCACAACTAGCTTCTATTGAGAATCCAGGAGCACTTGAGTGGGTAGTAGGTACAAGATACCATCCTAAAGATATATATGACACTATGATTAACATGAAGGAAGTTCACTTCAATGAATCTGGTGAAGTAGAGTTAGAAGAAGAAGTTTATGAGTTATTCCAAAGAGTGGTTGAAACAGATGGTGAGTTTCTTTGGACTAAACAGACTCGTGCAGATGGTAAGACATTTGGATTTGACTCTAAAGAACTTGCAAGGATTAAAGCTAAATATGTGGATCAAACTCAATTTTATGCTCAGTATTATAACAATCCGAATAGTGGTGAT